TTCATTGTAGGGACTACAATACTTATTTATTAAATCCGGAAACAGCATGGGGCTTATCATGTTATCTCTATATGTGCAAACTTGTTTAAATGGTTTTGAAGTCACATCGAAGATACTAAAAGTAGAATAGTCAAACCCTCTTCCTTGTGATACATCTACTGTTGCAACATAGTTATGACCCCTTTTAGGTCTTTCGTATACACTGACTCCTTCTTTACGCCAGTTTGGGTCTATTGCTCTCATACCCAATAATGCATCAGAACTTATAAGTGTATTACCTGTTCCTAAGAAACTATTACCATACTCTTGTTCAAACTGTGCCTCTGATGTGTTTGCAATTGTTTGTTTCTTCCATTCTTCATCTCGACCTGGAACATCAAACCAACTAATCAGATAACTTTTATATTCTGAATTGCCATGAACTGCTGATTCATATATCTTATGAAACATATTACCCACACCATTTGCAGTAGATGTGATAATCACTTTGGAGTTTTTACCAGATGTGATTACAGGATATGTCGCAGTATAAAATGTTTCTGCATCTTCTACGAAAGCAAACTCATCGAGATACAGCATGTTGATTGACATACCACGAATCGATGATGACGATGTAGCAGCTGCAACAAGTTTACTATCATTACCAAATTCTATATTACCTTTATTCAGTATCTTTACGCCTGGTTGTAAGAAGAAAGGAACGGTTTCCAGCATGGTTACAATTCTTGATACCATCTCTCTTGCGATTGCCCCTTTGTTCGCCAGAATCGCAACGGTGACTTCTGGAGTGAACAGTAGATACCATAGTAGATATGCACAAGAAGTTATTGATTTACCTGACTGTCTTGCAGCCAAAACAACACTAAATCGATTCTCATTGAAGTGTTCTATCAAACTCTCTTGATATCCACGCAACTTAAATGGCACTAAACCTTCATCAAGAGATATGATTTGACAATAGTTCTCTATAAAATGGCAGGGGTCTTCGGAACATTTTTGATATTCTAATAGTTCCTCTTCGGTGTAAGATGTTTCTACACCTGCTCTTTTGATGAGGTTGTTACCTAGATAACCCTCGTTTTTCGCTTGAACCATATTTACTCTTTAACAGTTTTCTTTTTCAAAAACTTCTGCAATTCAGAAGTTGAACCCACATATAAATGATTGTGTTGAGTTCCAACTTTCTGTTCTTCGCCTTCTAATTTCTTTAATTTACTTTGTAAGTCTATGAGTTTTTCTGCTGTTTCGCCCACTGTTTTGATAAGTTGACCTGCAACTTCATAGGCTCTTGGATGTTCTGTTTCTTTAGATAGTTCTAAGATACCATCGATTGCATCTTGTCCTCTTTCTACAAGATTGTATAGATTCTCTCTAGCATACTTGTAGTCTGTTTCGACATTCTCTTTTCTATCTGGAAGTTTTACTACTGCCGTTTCTTGTTTGATATCGGATTCGATATCCAATATGGCATCCAGTTTTGTATCTATTTCACTCATAATATATTATCCAGTAATATTTATAATGCCACCCATACCACTATGATTCTTACAATAGTAGTATAGATTTGACGGCGCATCAGCGGCAACTGCGATTTCAGTCCATGCATTTGCTTCACCTGGTGTACCATTATATGATACTCCTGTTGTGTATTCAGTTCCACTTGCGTGAGTTCCATTTGCAGTTGTAGAGATTCTAAGCGGATGTGATGTGTTAGATGAATCTTCTTGCATGAATCTGTATGTCACACCTCTGACAAAATTAAATGTGTATTGTTCTGTGCCACCATAATTAAATCTGTTTCCAGAACCAGCATTGGTGACTCTGATAGCATAGTCTGTTGTATTGCCTTCACTGTATTGGTCGATAACACCATCATCAAAGAATGTGACATCTTCTGCAACTACGAATGAATCACTTGGGTCTACTGAACCAACGAACTTCAATGTAGTATCTGCGCTGATAGTAATGTTTGAACCTAATACCATTGATAGTTTATTAGATGCAATAGATGATATTGTTGGTTCAGATGAATTACCTGTTCCAAAAACTTTATCACCTACACTAATCTTACTATTGATTGCAGTTGCGAATGTCACTGTAGATGAATTTGATACTGCATTTGCCACTTCAGCGAAAGCAGGTTCGTAAAACTTAACTTCTTTTACCAAACCTGATTGACTTATTTGTGTAGTTGTGAATTGATTATTACCATCACCAATAAAGGTTCTTTCTTGAACGGCTTTAATGATATTACCTGTGTAGACAGGTCCAAAGAAGTATGTCTTCATTGTAAAGTCTAAAGTGTATTCTATAACTCTTCTATCTTCAAATGAACCTTCATAATCATCACTGAATGATACACTGTTTAATACAATTGGAACATCTCTGTTGTCTGGCATATTATCAACCATTTTCATTGTGACTGTATACTCTGGTTGAAAGTATGGTAATATCTGTTCAACTATCTGCAATGCATCGTTCATATTCTTTGTTAAAATAGACAATGTAAAATTCAAATTGTAAGGTGCAGGTGCGTATTGAAAACCTCTCTTGCCATCTGATTCAGCAGTATTCTTTATTGACTTGATTAATTTGTTTTGTTGTCTTGCAACATCATATTCAAAACCTGTAAGTTCAAATGCCATACGAGGCAATGATATTGCACTTCTATTACCATCTGATAGATTTGGTTCTTCTGCAAGTCTATCTAAAAACTTTTGTTTTGGTCCATAAGATATAGGAACAATAGGCGATGTTAAAACAGTGCCATCTGATTTGACTTTCTTGAATTGAATATTATTAAACATGGTACCAAAAACTGATACACATCTCTTAATTGTTTCATTGTAAAAATAAGTTCCAAACATTATGGTTCACCAAATGGGTTAGTTTCTGATAAGTCTAAGTAGTTGCCGTCTTGTTGTTCAAATGCCAAGTTCTGAGCGGATGCATCATTATCAAACTTCATTCTATCATCAATAGATGCGATAGTGAATGTTGCACCTGATGTTGCACCAACTAATACATCACCAACTGCGAGAGTTGTAGTGATATCTTTTGCAAGTAGTTTATCTGTTGGGTCACTCCAAGATACAACTTCTGCGACAACTGTTCCACTCTTCGTTAGATTCTCGTTTGCGAGATAGTCTGTATTGTTTCCATTGTTCATGGTCATATGCAATGCGTATGCCTGTTCGTCTTCTATCAAGTCTATATCTGCCATGCCTGTATCGAAATCTTCTTGACTGTATTCGAACAGTTCACATCTCATTTTAAATACGAATAGTTTACCAACTTGATAGAAAGGGTCTTCATGTTCTACGAACTTGATTTCGAACATTGAACCTGATAATGGAAAATGAATTAAATCTCCCTCGTTAGGTCTAAATGATGTTGCAAGGTTTGAATCTAATGATATAAATCTTTCCCAACTTCTAAGAGATATAATAAATGTTGCTTGGTCTCTAACTTGAATACCAAACTTAGACATTAAATCGCCTTCACCTTCGAAACCATCGGTGTTTTCGATATACATCTCTACTGAATACGCATCACCAAACTTAGATTGAACATCTTCGTTGAGTATAGTATCTTCTTCTACTATCTCTCTAGGTAGATAAAAACATTCATGTCCGTAAATCCTTAAAGACTCAACTACTAAATCTTCGTATAGTTGTTGTTCTGTTTGGACTGCGTGGTTGAAAAAAACATTTGTTGGCATATCATTATCCTATCATGTCCATAGGTAACATGTCATGATTCATTCTTGCTTCCTCTTCGAGTCTTTGTATTTCTTCCTGAGCCTCTTGTTTTATCTGTTGACCATCTAGTGTCACACCACCTGGTAATGCGATACCTTGGAACTTAGATAAGTTTTCACCCCACTGATACTTGACTTTAGCAGTTGCATATTTCTTTAACCACATATCGTTGTAGATATCTGTAAAGTCATTGGGGTCTAATTTTCTATAACATTCTATAATTAAAAATTCGTTTGCATTAATCGAATCTGCATCCATATCAAGATATAATCTATTTTGATGTTGATTATATCTGATTGGTTGTCGACCAACTAAAATGTTATCTAATAATCTGATATGTTGTTGCACTTGTTCGTAATACAATACATTCGTTGCAGTTAAATCGTATAAGTCATTAAGTCTTAACTGATATCTTAGGTCAAACATATTCAGATTATGTTTATCATTAAAAGGAAATATGTTCATGACAGCCATAACAAAGTCTGGTAAGACTATGTAATTCTGTTGTTGTTTAAACTGTTCATCTGTATACGCATGAGTTCCAGCAGAACTTTCTGTAAAACTTTCGTCTGTTTTTAGATTCGTAATTTTTGAGTCGGTCATTTGATGTTTGAGATACATCTTGATAGAACCATCATAATGATATTGATGAAAATACTGCAATGCCTCATCTATTCTATCAT